CCTCGTATTTATTTGCTGTTACGTTCATCGCGATATCAATCGTGTATACAAAAAAACCACGTGAATCAGCTTGTGTAATGCTGGGCTCAGACGTGGTTTCAATTTTTTCAAAGTGGAACTCATCAGACGGAAGTTCCTTCAAATGCTTAACAAAGTCGGAAACTAGCCACATGATGGTGTTACCCAATTGCTGATCCTTGGTACGGATAGCAACTTCGTAATACAGCCTAGTTTCTTGATTGCCGGCGAAATCTTCATCAATCACCGATCCGTTTTTGGTTGGATAAATTGACAGAGATTCATCAGCAGAAAGGAACCCCATACTGACTCTCTTCGGCATATCGGGAATCGTGTTAATTGCATCCGTCAACGTTTTTAAGGCATTCATAGGTTCAGTCCCTTCAGATAGGCCTCACGAATTCGACTCATCTTTTGATCGTTATCTTCAATCATTTTGTCCCAGTGAGGGCCGGTTCCATCAGTCGTGTAATGCCTAAATATGACTTTAGTGCCGTCTTTTTTTGTATAGCCACCGTTAAACTGAGCTGCCGCATAAACACTATTAAAATCGATATTCGACCCGTCTGGTGTTGCTGTTTTGCGAAGATCTTCGTGAAGCATAGGTACAACGCCAGTATTGTAATCAGTCAGTTCTGTATCGAGCTGAGTAGCAGCGGCTGTGAGAGCTTTGTTTTGGGCTTTCGGTCCAAGCTTACTCATCAAATCAACATCAACTGTTACTTTCACACCCATCACAGCACCTCCAATTCGTACCCCCATATTTCAGGCGTATCAGCATCTTTTAAAACGTTAACCGTAGTAATGGTGTACTTGCGACTGTCAAATTCGGCCTGTCCTTGCAGCCAACTATCATCAATCAGCGGCATGTCAGAATTACCAGCACACCGAATATAAACAACAGCTTTAGCAACAATTTGTCGGTCGTTATTGGTCCCCGAATATACCGCGCCGCGATCGATTCTAACGTGTCCGATGACAACTGGCTCACTGTAAAGAGGCTTTTGCCAATCATCTTTACCTGTCACTCGATACAACGTGACCGAATCGTTGTATGAAATCAAATCATCGATCTCATCGAACATAGTCAACACCTCGGTAGAGTAACCCAGTGCCACTAAGAGCTGCTAGCGCATCAGCACTGATAACTGAACGCTGTTGGCCATCAGTTGAGGGATGGCTATTATTCCACGACTTGGACACCGTTGTACGTCCAATTGTCTTTGAAGCGCTCGTAGGCTGACGAATGGCTTGCTCTGTTGTGGTGATACCAGAATCGATCATATACGCAATTTGGCGAATGACAGCACGTTTGAATTTGCTAGCCCGTAATGGCCATGGGTCACTGGCAAGGTCGTTGTCTTGATAGAAATCGTGTGTTTGCTCATCTAGATATTCGCTGGCCAGTTCTGCCAATTGATCGAAATTCTTAGGCATATCTGCATCAGTAATATGCATTGCTTGCATGTAATCATCTTTATTTACATAGGCCATATCATCACCTCACAAAGCCGCCGGGATTTCCCTATTGTGTATTTCAATGGCGACTAATGTTGATTAGTTAGACGGAACTAACGCTAAAAGATCAGCCTTTGCTGTCTTACCAGTGAAATCGATGCTGTGAGCAGTTAACCACGCCTTGATTTCATCAACAGTTTGAGCATCGGTTGGCTTAACGCTACCTTTTGGATCGAATCCATCTGATGCTGCTGGAGCATTAACGACAAGCGCCTTGGTGTCGTCTTTAAGCCAAACACCATAGTATTCGTCAACGTTGACCTTAGTTGTCTTGTGGTCAATATCACGCGCGGTTTCGACTTCCACGCCGCGTTTCATGTTAATACCAAGAGCACCAGCCTTAACAGCCAAGTAAGTACCAACAGGAATCTTGCGGGAGGTAGCAAGCTGCCAGCCGAAGATTTCACCGAGTACACCACTTGTCAGAATCTGGTCGCCAAGTTCGGAAGCTCGAGTGTAGTCAGATGCTGCAGCTTTACGGAGCTTGTTGTAGTCCTTCAAGTTCATGTAAAGCACACCACGCACTGGTGAAGAACCTTCGGTGTTGAACTCGCTAGTGTCGTCTTCAAAAGCGGCTTCGATCGCGTCGATCAAGTCAAGATCAGGGGCCGCATGAGTCAGTGTCAGACGAGCATTCAGCAATGCTGTGACACAATCGTTATCGACCTTAGAACCAATGGCCATGGACAGCTGGTTAGCAGCTTCCGTCTTTGGATCGCCAAGCCCTACTTGAACAGCAAAGTCAGAGATTTCTACCCCTTTACCGGCTCGCTTGATCGTCGAAGTGGTTTTGCCGTTCTGCAATTTGGAATAGTCAATGCTATCTCCTTCAGCAAAATCAACAGCATCACCGATATACTTCCAGTGTGGAACCGTAATAGTGTCACCGGGAACGCCTACAAGAGTGTTATCAACCGTTGCGAGAGGCGAGAAAGTAATTGCCTTAGGAAGCCGTGCTGCGATCATCTGGGCCATAACCTCAGGAATAATCATTGCGGACTTGTCAGTCGTTTGTGCATTTGGAAAAGCCATTTAAATCATCCTTTCTTATTCTTCGTGTGCCATGCTTGCCGCCAACTCTTCATAGGTAGCAGTGGCTGGATTCAGAGTGCCATTTGCATTTGGATTAGGGTTACCAGTGACTGTAATTGGTGGTGTGTCCTTTGGCTTCGATGCCTCTTCAGCCTTGAACAAGAACTTGCTACTGTCATCCGACTTGAGCGCTTCAAGCTGCTCATCTAACCCGGTAACATTGCCCTTCTCGTCCAAGCTAAGCTTGTCCTTGTCAATCAGAGCAGAGGCTGCTTTGGTGTTCAATGCGCCGGCTTTTACCAAAGCAAGCTCAGTCTGATAATTCAGCTTGGTTTCTTTCAGTTGCTTAGAAGCCGCATCGTCTTTTGCCTTATTGTCGGCTTTGAGCTTGTCGATCTCAGCTTGGAAGTCCTTGTCATCCTTGTGAGCCGCTTTGAGCTCATTCAGTTGCTTATCGGAATCAGTAGCTCGTTGCTTCAACGTGTCACGCTCAGTAGTAAGCTGGCTGACTTGGCCCTTCAAGGCATTGACATCCGTTCCATGTAAGGCCATTACGCTCTTGACCTGATCATCGGTTAATCCTAATCCCTTTAATTCTTCTGTTTTCATGCTTTCTCCTTAGCCGTTGTTAAGCGGGTCGGCTCCCGCATGGATTTTGGCATAGAAATAAGCAGTTTTACGACATGCTTAGGTCGAGTGACATAAAAATAACCGCTAGCTGCGGCTTATAAAAATCCTTTACGGCGTTGTGCGTGCCTGGCTCGTTTATCAAGCTCGTGTTTGATTGGTGCTACCAATTTTTCAGCAAGCAATTTACCATCTACCGAAAAACCGGATGGTTCATAGGTTTCTTCAAAAATGTCAGGCTTGCATGGATAAAATTCGCCATGAACGCCTTTGATGATGTAATCATTCTCTGAAATGGTCATCTTGCCTTCAAGAGTCTTGATTTCACCGCCAATTTTCTCCCCACCATACTGAGACCAAAGAGAAATATTAGGGTTCAATTCCTCACACCCATATTTATTAATAGGCAAGTGATCTACCCATCGTGGTACTCCCTTTTGAAAGTTCTCTTTGGTAAAATGCCAAGCTTCAATTTCAACCGGCTTCTTACGATATTTCACTGCATTTCCTCCTTGGCCTCTTTGAACGTCTTTTTTAGCTTGGGAAACTGGATTGCAATCCAATCAACGATCTCTTCATTTCTGGCCCAGTCTGTATTGCTATCAAGCCCTGATTCGTGTAGAAAAGCATGTACAATCTCGTGGCGAAGCACCTGTCGAAAGTAAGCATCCATGTCTTCCCAATTGCGCGGTCCCTTTTTGAGCTTCTCAATGACAATTTTCTTTGTGGTAAAGTCTGTGAATCCGTCTGCTTCTTCAAGAAGCGGATAGTCCTTTCTGCTCTGGTTAACAAGAACCTTATATTCAACTCCCAGAATGTTCACTTTGAAGTTTTCCATTTGTCCTCCTACGAAAATACTTTTTCTCTTGAATAGTCCCGAGACAAGAAGTCGTGATCTTTAACAATTTGTCTCAAAGCTGCTTGATTGTTGCTGATTAATTGCTTGTAATGCTGTTGACCATCCGCATCACCCAGCTTTTTTGCTAGATCTGCATCGGCTTTGTACTTGCGCACCCTTCGCTCCAACTCGCGTTGCTTGGCCTGCACATTGCCATTACGAATGGCTTCGTCAGGATCAAATTGAGAAAAACTGTTCGTATTTGCTCCGGGTACGTAAGCCCATTTTTGATGATGGCAGTTGATGCCAAACGTTCCGCCAGGTTCACCGTAGCCATGATTGAAAAGTGACTCGAACCATTCACCACTAATTTCAGATCGGAACGACTGATAGCGGGTTGTTACTGTCTTTCCTTGAATTGGCGCACATGCAGCACGACTAGCTGGGTGGCTAGACATGACAAACGTATCAATGCCATAGTCATCAGCCGCTTGATCTCTGACTGCCTGAAAGGCTCTGCCGCTTGTGTTGGTGATCACCATTCGGGCATAGCTTTCAAGTGACCAAGCATGTGTTCCTTTATCTGTTAGCACCGTTTGAATGCCCTGATCTCGCCACTTATAGATGGTGTCGGCTAATGCTCTAGCTGGCGTTTTAAGTCCGGTAATCACTTGCGCGGTAGTTTCCTTGACAATCTGCTGATAGGTTTTCATAGCGGCATTTTGTCCGTAATTGGTAGTAATGAGCGTTTGATTGACGTTGTTATTGAGATCAAGGAAAGTCTGCTTCAAATAACCATTAAGCAACTGATCGACGTCAGTACCTGGCGAAATATCCTTACCGGTATCCTTTGCCAAGCGACTATATTCATCATTTGCAATCGCAATCCCGAAATCTTTGAACAAGGCTACTAGTTTGGCTTGAGCAATTCCTGTAGTTTTGCTTACTTCCTTGATTGTTGCTTCATTGACCAGGTGCAACTTGTTAAGCTGCTCTGCTTGCCACTGAAGCATGTGATCCTCATCAAGCGGAAATGCTCCGTGGTTGGTTAACCTGTCAATGAACATCTCGAACAACGTTTGTTCTAGCGATGCGTAGATATCACCAATAGAAGCCTGTGCGATTGTCAATTGATGCGGAGTCACTTTAGGCATTAGCTATCACCGTCCCCATCAAATAAGCCTGATTGGCTATCTTCAGGAGCAACCGGTTCTGGGCTTTCCTTTGAAACTTCGGCAGCATACTGTTCTGCTACCTCATCTGGAACATCAAGCGCTCTAGCAATGGCAACACGCTTTGGCACGAGTCCCGCAGCATTGGCTTTGATCCAGTAATCAAGGCTTGCAGACTTATCAGTGAAAACACCATCGTCAAAATCAACAGTCACCTGGTCAATTGTCGGAATTGGCCCGCTGTATAATGCCGATCCATTAATAACCGTCCCACTAGCAAGCTCACAGATGGAAACACACAGTTCTTGCACAGCACGTTCAACCATTGTCAGATGGCTATTGCGTGTTTGATATGTCATGCTGTTTTCGCTAACAACTTCGGTTGCCGTTTTGTTTTGAATGTTACCGGCGGTGTCAAACGAGAACGTACCCGAAGACAAGCCAACTTGCATTTCAAGCGTTTTAAGAAAGTGGTTTAAAGATGCGACGTAATCTTGCGATCTGATAGGGGTCGTCAAATCTTGAACCGTTTTATCGTCCATGCCACCGCCTTGGACTGATAGAAAGACATTCTGATCAGGGTCAAAAACTTGTTTGGGTTCCTTCTGACCTTCCCGCCCGAATGTGATCTCCGTCATGCTATCGGCAACGGCTACTCGTCGCTGGCCCATCTTAACTTCCCAGTTAAATTGATCATATGCATCATTCAACTGCTTGAGAGTATTCAACGCATTATCGCAAACACCGATGCCCAATGGACTGGTGATGTTTCGATTGTTGAATCCGGCCGGCTTCAGATAAACGAATAACGGACGTGTAAAAACAGACGTATCCAGATTAACCAATGGTGGCAAGTCGGGGTACAGCATGGATAAATCTACCTTGATGCCAACGTTATCCGATGTCTCTGACCTATAAAGTTCATTTGTAATGGTGTACTCGTTTTCGCTCCACTCGTGAAACTCAAGCAACGTATAATAGACTGTTTGCTTTCCTTCAGTTCTCACAGTTCTCGTTGCAATAGCTGCGTTGCTAACGTCATTCGTATTAGACCGAAGTGGGTAGAAGCTAGGAGCCTGCACCCATGCCAGCTTGATTTTCTTCGTACTGTAGTCAACGTACGGACGAATAGCAATACCTCCGAGTGCCAAACACGACTCAAGATAGCGCTCAAAGTTCTTATTGAAGTCGTTGTCTTCTAAAACTTCATGAATAAACGTATCTGCTTCATCCGGAGCTTTATAATCTACCGTATTTCCGGACTCGTCTGTTTTCTCGGGGCGAGTTTCAATCGTAATCTTGCTTTGCTCATTGTATAAAAGTGAAGCCAACCGTCGACAGATAACTTGCATCATGTTTAAAGTGACATAAGGCCGCTTTTTGAGATCGCCATATGTGTTTCTGAACTCAATCTTACGAAATTTACCTTCAAAGTAACGTTTATCCAGTGCAATACGGTCATACTCTTTTGGATCGACACTGATTTTTGGGTGATCGGTAATTTGCGCAAGGCTTTGTACAACTCCCAATGCTGCACCTCCTTTCCTGAATAGGTTTTTGATTGTATTGATTAAGTTCAAAGTATCACCTTCTTAGCGTTTCAGCCCAAGAATTCGAGCGTTGTCAAGAACCATGTATTTGAATGCGTCTACTGTATGGTCGTTTTCTTTGATAACTTTGGGGTCATCTGACTCCATTGACTTTTCGTCCCATTGATACTGTCGATGCTGTTCCATGAATACTTTATTGTTTGGAGTGTCTAAAACAAAAACCCGCCCTTGTGCGAGCAGGCTTTGAACGTAGTCGATCATATCGGCTTCTTTGAGCTTGTGTACTGGATGCCAAACAACGTGGTAGTCGCTGTAATACTGATTTCGCATGGCACCTTCAGCAGAATCAATTGTCATGTTTTTAACTTTCGCGCCGCGGTATTTCTCGGTTACCGAAGTCAAGAAATCATGAATTTCCTTGGATAAGAGGCTCGGCGGCTTCTTTAACGATTGGTTTGCTGGTGAGTAGTAGTAGGTGTCAAGAACGATTACATTCCCCTTCGAGGTAACAGCGGCAACAGGCAATGCCGTAGCAGACGATATATGTCCACTATCCATTGCTGGAAATAGATAAATCAAAGGATCATCTTCTGGAACATGTTTAATGAGGTGGAATAGATCCATGTTGTAGACGTTGGTTCCAAGGCCGACAATCTCGCCAAGATAAAGCCAGCGGTAGTAGTCATAGTCGTTGGTCTTATATTTCTCAATCAGTTTCAGTTGCTGACCATCAGTGAATCCAAGCTCATCATTCAGGTAAGTTGAGGTGTCAATGAAAAAGTCCGGGTCTCCTCTCACACTATCGACCCACTCGTTAATCCAGTCATACGGATTCTTCGGTGGGTTATACGTGTAGAAGACTTGAACCTGATCAACCCATGGTGATTTCTGTCGAATGAAGGTTGGATTAGTTTGGTCAAACACTTCAGCAGATTTAAAGTTAGCTGCTTCTTCATACCACACGGCAATCACGTTACGAACGGTGTTAGACTTCAGCTTTTCGGGTTTATCACCGCCATAGAAATAGAATGTGCTACCAGTTCCACGGTGCGTTATGCGCATCGGAGAGACGTTGAACACAAACTCATCTGCCATCTTGAGCTTATTAATGGCCCAACCGATCTGGCTGTAAACCGAATCACGCAGGTTAACCGTATTCTCTCGAATGATGATGACATTGGCTTTATGCCCTTGCTGTGCTTGCTTTTTAAGCATCATGAGCAGCTTCAGACTAACTGTCGATGACTTAAATGAGCCACGACCACCATTTAGTATCAGATATGGTGCCTTTGAATGCCAAAACGGATAGAAATGTGGTTGCACCATCTTGCTTAACTTAATCATCTTCTGGGACGTCATCGACAATCACCGTCCTATCTTGCGAATCCGCATCAGTAAGCAGTTTAGCCTTGGCTTCCATGATGTCAGCCTCAGCTTTAGACTTGCGAACTTCTTC